TTTAATTCTCCTTAAAATTAAATAATACTATTTTTGTAAATTAGAAACTTGCTCATTTAACTCTTTTACTTGTTTTTCTAAAAGATTAACTCTATCAGATAAGTCCTTATTTGAATCTTGTAAATATCTGATGGTTTGATCTTTTTGATCTCGAGTCATTGAGCTAAACCAAATTCTATCAGTAGATGCTTGAGCCACTAATAGTGAAAAAGTAAAAATTAATAATAGAAATAAAGTCCTCCTGTTCATAATAAATCCTCCTATATATAAACCATATATATCACGATTATAATATATAGGTAAGATCATTATTAGAACGGTAACTCTTCGTTCTTAGGTTTTGGATTATTTTTATATTCAGAGATACGGTTAGCAATAGCATTAGCTCTATTACTAATAGGGAACGCATTAAAATGGTAATCGCGTTTTGTTAGCTTGCAATCCGCGATAAATTTAAATATAATATCTGTTTTAAGGATATATACATGCGTATTTTTTACTTCCTCTTCAGTTAGACCATATTCATCACATAACCACTGAATGATTCGATCATCAGATGCTTCATCTAAACGACCAAAATACTTTTCGATTTTAGCTTTTGTATCTAACATTTTTACACTTTGTTGTTCTTTTTCCATATATTACTCCTTATAACGCTTTGTTAAATTTAGACTCCATTTTTAATTTATTATCTTTCTTTCGATAAAAATTCTGATATGTGTATTCTAACATATCACCATTTTCACCTTTCCAAGTCCATGTCTTACCATCCTGGCTTTGTGACCATTCGCTAGATTTAATTTTTGGGAAAAATACATTTCCCTCTTTTAGAATTTTATGAACTACCGTTGCATGAATACAGTCACACACATCCATAAATTCTTCATAAATTTGACCACCGCCGATTACGTATACGTTTGCCAAATTTAATCGTTTAATTTCATCTAAGACTTCTTGCTTAGAATGAAATATTTTAACATTTGGCCCTGGATATTTAGGAACGTAGTCTTTATCCCTAGTTATAACCCAGTGCGTTCTATGTGGCAATAATCCAGGAAGACTCTCAAACGTCTTCCTGCCCATAATAATATTACAACCTAAAGTACGTTGTTTAAAACGCTTTAGATCTGCTGGAATCTTCACTAGTAACTCATTATCTTTGCCGATATGACGGCGTGCGTCGTAACATACGATCATTGAAATCATAACTATTCTCCTACTAGAAATATAAAATTAAAATAAAATATTAGACTGCAACTTCCATTGGTCGTTTAGGGCCTGGCTCGTAGTCTTCTAAAACAATATCGTCAATTGTGAAATCATAGAAGTCTTTGATTTCAGGATTTAATCTTAATTTAGGGTATTGTCTTTCTTCTTTCTTAACTACATCATATGCATAAATTGTCTTAAGTTGATTCTTTAAAACGTCTTTATGATTTACATAAATATGAGCATCGTTGATGAAATGAACTAATTTACCAGGGGCCAACCCAACGCATTGTGCGATCATACATACTAACACTGAATATTGCAATGTGTTAAATGGGACGCCTAATCCAACATCACCAGAACGCTGAATTAGAGTACAATTTAATTTACCGCGATGTACATTCCAGATAGTTTCAAATGCACATGGTTGAAGTGCCATATTATCTAGATCTGCATTATTCCAGAGAGTTACTACCATTCTACGATTATGAGGATCTTCTTTTAAAGTTTTGATTAGTTTATTTACTTGATCAAATTTCTTTAGCTGATACCCGTATGCTTTACCGATAGTGCCATCTTCCCTCATCCATTCATCCCATACATGAACACCCATTTTTTGGAGTTCACGTACATCATTAGATTGCTTTTGCCAAATCCATAAAATTTCCTTTACCGCTGTTTTAAACGGTACGAATTTTGATCCAAGGATTGGCATATCCAAGTTTTCTAAATTAATATTAAACGCCACTTGAGGTGTCGATATAGCATCAATACCTGTCCGGTTTGGGGTTGTTTCGCCAGCAGCAAGGATATATTCTAATAATTTACCATATTTTAAATCATAGTCAGTTAACTTCATTCTGCTTCTCCGATCTTCTTAATAATTAACCAAATTACATAAAATGCAACAATTCCGCAATCTACCAAAACGCAGAAAAGTTGCATTACTGGTGTTAATCTAGTACCAGATATACCATCTAATAAATAAATTGGAACCATGATAATCCATGGGATTACCATATATATTAATAACTTTATTAATTTATCAACCATTTTAATATCCCTCTTTATCCTTTATGATATTTATAAATCATGTAGCCTATAGTTATCATAAATACTAATAGACCACCATTGATCACATAAAGAAATACCATAGCTTCTTCGAATTTAGTGAAAAGTTCCATACCAAATACGAAACGGATCAAAAATCCGAATGTTGTTGTTATTACTACGATACTAGCAAATAATAAAATTAAGCTAGATATCACTTCAATTTTCGGTTTAATTCCACTCACCTCCAAGAATTTTTGTTAATTCACTTTTAATGAATTTGATTCCTTTTTTGTCAAGATACGCTGAAGGAGTTATACCACCATACACTTCATTCTCCAATAAGAGTTCTATCAAAGCATTTACATGATCTCTACAGCTATAACAGAATTGTTCTTTAAGATCTGGTTGTTCACAGCACGTACAGAATTCGTATAATCCTTTGCTAATAATATATGATAATATTCTTATCTTATCTATTTTTAGAAATGGGAATTCCATCCATACTTCATTTTTTCTGAAGTTTTTATTAAATGATTCTACCATATCTTTATAGAATGGTAAATGATAAACTCTAGAATCTCTATCTAGAGTGCCATCTAATACTATATTTAAATGAGCTCCGCCAATAAATGGAACTACGGAATTTATAGTATTTACCATCAGCAGATCATAAGAATTCTCTGCATATTCGGCATATTCATCTAATTCAGGGATATCTCTAACTACTTTGAGAAATTTTACATCTGAATTATTATCTTCATTAATATGAGATATAAATCTTTCAGTATATTCCTTCTCTAGTTCTAATTTTCCTTCATGTATTAGATTACTTTCAATATGTAATGCATACACATTCTTTACATTTTCTAATTCTGTTTTAGTTCTAATAGTTATATCTAATAGTGCAGTAGAATCAAAGCCACCGGAATATAATACAATAAGATTAACTGTTGTATCATCTGGTATACCTTTCAATATTCCTTCTATAGCATTCACTCTATTTTCTAGCATTGTTTCTCCTTTTAGAATTACTATCAATCCCTAAAAGAAAATCGATTAACCATGAGCAACCCATCAACATCAACCCTATAATATATAGAATTAACTCTGTGGTTGTAGCATAGGTCGCAATAAAATCTTTTGATGCTAGCATAAATACTAGCAGTCCTAACAAAACACCAAGATTCATATTATCGTTTAGCTCCTCTAAATAATAAATTAAAAATTGCTCTAAAATCCATACCATAGACATAAAGCAAAACCGCTACTGAAGCTAATACTAGTGCGATGCTAGGAATAGCTAAAATAATATTCTCAGCAGTAATAGCCAAGAATAACTCAAAACCAATTACAAATCCTACAATAAAAAATACTTTACTCATAATGAGAACCTCCTAAAATAAAATTAAAATATAAACTAGAAATATTAAGAATCATATTTCACCTTTATAATATATATATATATAATTCTTTAAGATTGCAAAAAAATAATAGAAGAAGGAGGGTGAACCTCCTTCTTAATTACTTAACCATTACAGGTCTTGCAGTCATATCAATTACACTTGTATCTGCATCATATTCCATATTATGACTAATCAAGAAACATTGCTCGCAACCAACCATAGCAATTAACTGTTTAAGCAATCCTATAAATTGGATACGGTTCTCTGTATCTAGACCACCATCAATTTCATCTAACTTAAGAATATTATAATCGGTAGATGAATTGGAAAGAATTGCAAATGATAAGATCATACTAATCATACAAATCTGACTTGTACTCATAGATGAAATATCATCATTTAATAATCCATTACCTAAACATGGAATTCTAAATTCAGCTTCATTGATAACAAATGGCTGAATGATAAATTGACCATTGAATATTAAACTTAGTAATTCATTAGCCTTTAAAATAATATTTCCCATATACGTTCTCATAAACACCGTCTGAATGCCCGTAGTTGGGGACAAATAGTAACGTACTGCTTCGAGAATTGAGAAATTTTTATTATATAGGTCTAAGTCCCTTTGATAGTCTTCTAATAGCGTTTTATTTGATGCTATAGAATCTCTATCTTGGAGAATCATATTTAACTGCTCATTTAATCTATTAGATTTTTCTTTAGCAGAATCTAAATCAACTTGTAATCCAGATACTTGCTTAGCTATATCTGATAAAGAGCTCATTTTATTTTCTAATTCTTTGATATCATCTAAGTCACTAAGTACTTTATTGATAATATCATAGCTATTGGTATAAGCTTCTATCTTATAATCAAGAACTTCATGCTTATATTTTAGAGATTGAAGTCTTTCAGATTCATCGAGAATATCATTATCTATTTTAGATAAACTATCTCGTAGATCTTTTATATTGGAATCCAATTCTTCAATAAGAGATTTATTAGCTTCATATTTAATAGCTGGCTCCTTTAATGACTCTAAGATATCTTCATACTTATCTTTAGTAATCATTATATTATAGACACCGCGAATTCTATTAAATTCAGTATTAACTTTTTCCATATTATCTAAACTTTCTAAAAGATTATATGGATCAAGAATATAACTAATTGGAGTCTTGTCTAATAGCTTTCTAAAAGACATAATCATTCCATGAAGATTATTAAATCTATTCCAGAAATCATATACTTCTGTATAAAATTCTGATTTAGATTCAAGTTCTTTTATCATCTTATTAATCTCAGATATCTCTTTATTAATTGAATCAATTCTAGATTCTGGATTTTTAGATGATGCATCAATAGCTTCTTTTACATAGGCACAAGAATCAATTTTACATTCTTTAGGTCTAAGAGCTAATCCTTTAGCTTTATCGAAAAGAATTTCATAAGCACGTAATTCTGATTCTAAATCTAATAATTCTCTATATAACTTTCTATGCTCTTCAGATATAATTGGTAACTGATTTACATAGTTTCTATTATTATCTAAAGTAGATCTTACAAAGTTAGATTTATCTTTTCTTGTAGTAGAATCTAATCCATTATAGAGTGTATCTATAACTGGCACTATCATTTCTACTGCATTGATAAGACTTTCAGCTTCTGATGTATTCTTTATATTTAAATTCAAAGATTTGATTTCTCTATCAATTTCTGAAATCTTAGCTTTGGATTCATTATAGAGATTCAAATCAGATTCAGAGAAGCTATTATCCAAAATAGAATCTCGTTTTGTTATTTTGACTTGAAGTTCTTCATAAACTTTAGTCTTTTCATTTGTAAGAGAATCAAGCTTAGTACTAGCTTTAGCTTCATCTGAAATAACTTGTTTGATTTCATTATTAGATTTCTCTAAATTCTTATTAATCAATTCGTATATTTCAGTTATATCAGTAGTGTATGGAATTTCACCTTTACAAATATCAATTATAGTATTGATATCTTTATCGACTGTAGCTTTCAGCTCTCTTAAACTTTTCTCGGCATTATAATAAGTTTCTAAGTTATTATCTTTAGATAAAAGTTCTATTTGAGAGTCTAGCTTTGCAGTCTCTAATATTGCTTGATCTCTTTCAGCAGAAACTAATTCTACTTGTCGAGTGATATTATTAAATCTAACATTCAATTCTTCTATATTACCTATTTGGGCAATCTTAGAAGATATTGTATTAATCATACTTTTGAAGTTTGAGTATTTCTTGGTAACGACTTTATACATGTTGTTATATACTTCGATACCATTAATAATACTATTAACAAACTTCTTACGTTCTGCCGGTTTCTTATCTGCTAACCCTCTATCCTCAGAAGATAATTGAGATAGAGTCAAGAAGTTAGCATCTAAGTTAAATAGATCGAAGATAATATCCTTCCCAGAAGTTACATTCCAAGTTGGATTTAATTCTTCTCTCTTATTTCCTTTATAGATTTGAAGTTTAACTTGTCCTCTAGATCCATCAGATTTAACTGGATGGATATAAACGATCTCATAAACTTCACCATTATATAAATATCTTAAAGATTTTTTACCTTCCAACCCAGGAATGATTGCTGTATTATCATCTTGGAGTGGAGATAAAGCTTTCAATAAAGTTGATTTACCGGAACCATTTGAGCCACGGATTATAATAATATTAGAGGTAGACTGTGATAAGT